CCCGCCTTCAACACGCAGAAGCCAGCGAGAACCCACCTCCAGGACATTTTCGACGCCACAAACTCGGATTCCGTGTGGCATTCAAGCGCAACCAGCATGGTCCTGAATGTGGTTCCATACGGGGACACAGCCATCACTGCCAACGGGGCCACATACACTCCAAACACCACCCCGCTCTACGACCTGACCTACGACGACTTTCTCGGCGTGGTGGACGAAAACGGGGTGCCCACTGGATCAAGCCCGATCACCATCAGCCGAGTCTCAAACCAGGATGTTTACAACAGCGTCCCGGTGGAATATTTGGACCGCCTCGCGGGTTACAATGTGAGCGTGGTGGATGTTCCCGAGCCGACCGATGTGGCAGTGAACGGGCTCAAGAAGTCCTCCCCGATGAGCCTCCACATGATCACCCGGCTGGGCATGGCCCAGGCCATCAGCACCATCAAGAGCCAGCGAAATGTCTATGTTCGGAATCAATACACCTTCAAGCTCGGCTGGCGCTACTTCCTGCTGGAGCCGATGGACCTTGTGACCCTGACCGACGCCATCATCGGATTCGATCACAAGGTGGTGAGGATTCTGACCATTGACATCCCAGACGAAGGCAGTGAATCGAATGGCATCACCGTCACCGCTGAGGAGTGGCCCTTCGGCGTGGCCACGGCCACAGCCTACACGGTCCAGACGCCATCGGGCGTCTCCCCCAATGTGAATGCTGATCCTGGTCCGGCGGCTGCCCCGACCATCTTCGACAGCCCCGCGCTCTGGTCGCAGAGTGGCGGCCCAGAGGTCACGCTTGCGGCGGCTGGTGGCCCGATCTGGGGCGGCGCCGAGGTCTGGGTCAGCACCACGGGCGCGACCTACGCCAAGGCGGGCTACATCACCAATCCATGCCGTTTCGGCACACTCACGGCGGGGCTGGCGGCATACGCAGGCGGCACGGCCCAGGACAACACAAACACCATCTCGGTCACGGTTCCCAATGGCGGTGCCCTCAGCACGGTCACGAATGCGGAGGCGGCGTCGGGCCTGAACCTGATCTGGGTTGACGGGGAGATGATCAGCTTCCAGACGGCCACGCTCACCGGAACGAACTCCTACAACCTGACCGGGCTCTACCGCGGGCTCTACGGCACCTCCCCTGGCAGCCATCTGTCAGGGGCGAAGTGGGCGAAGTGCGACTCCAATGTTTTCCGCTATGCCATCCCGGCGGCGCAGATTGGCGTCATGCTCTATGTGAAGCTCGTCTCCTACAACCAATGGGGGGGCGGATTGCGGCAGATCAGCGCCGAGACTGCATATACCTTCACGCCCACCCTCCAGACTCTGCCGGCGCCCACCAGCGTCACGGTAGCGGTCGCATCCACGCCATTCTGGTGAGGTGACCCGATGAAATTTGACAAGGACGACGGGGATGGACTCAGTGTAACGGGCGGCACGGGCGGGAGCCCTGCGGTCCTCAGACGGCAGTACATCGCCGTGACCTGGGCGTGGCCCACCAATGTCGCCAACCCCCCAAATTTTGAGGCCGTGATCTACATTGGGACGGACCCCACCGCCACGGACACCTATGTGGTTCCTCCGCAGAAGTGTCTTGGCACGGACAGGCACCTTCAGGTGACCGTCTCACCATCCACCAACCTGACGAACATCAATGCGGCTGTGAGGGCGTTGTATGAGTAGCTCACCCTGGGCCACCAGTTCTGCCCCTGGAACCGCCACGGCATCGTCCACGGATCTGGCAACGGGGGCGAGCGTCGCGGCCATCAATGATCCCGACACCCTGACCACAGGCGAAAAGCCGCAGATCATCCTGGACTACAACGCGGTCACGGGTGAGAACGCGGACCTCGTGAACAAGGCTGGAACCTATGGCGTGAGCCATGGGACCTATGACACGGCCTATTCCGCGCTGCTGTCCTACCTGTCCACGCTCACCAGCCCCACGGCCTGGAACTCCCTCAGCGGCACCACGGCGCTCGGAACTGGCAATCGCGTGGCCCTTTGGAACCCGAAGTGGACCGCCGTGAAGAACGCCGCCGCCGATCTGCGGAACGCCATCGCGGTGGGCACGGCGCAGAACGCGATCAGCACGGCGGCGACGGATGCCACGAACAAGGCCAATGCCGCGCAACTCGCTTCCCAGCCGCATCAGGTCGCGTGGGCCTATGCGTCGAAGCCTGCGCTGCCCAACGCGCTCTATCCCGCAGGCTACTACGCGATCACCACGGACTCGCGCACGGTCCAGGTTAACGCGGCAGGCACGGCGTGGACGGATGTGCTGGTGGCGGCAACGGGGCTCTTCGGGAAGTTGTTTGCGAATCAATTGGTGGTTTCAAACTTCGACAATTTGATACCCAACCCGAACGGAGAAATTTCCGATCCCCCCGCAGGTTCATACGAAGGGGTTTGCCTGTGGAATTTAGGAGCTGGGTACACGACGATCGCGCCGTATGGTTGGGCAAGATATATTGACCATTTAAACGGATCGTACTTCACTATTGCTGAAGTAAGTGTTGCTGAGAACGATCAGTATTTCTTTCAGTGCCTTGGATGGTATGCCAACCCAGGAAGCTGCAATCTGAGAGTTGTTCTCCAGACGCAGAATGCTGATGGATCTTCATACCAAAACTTCTGGACTAACTCCTGCACTGCTGGTGCGACTGAAATTCTTAAAACAAGCCTAACAGTTCCTGCTGGGCATGTGAAAATTATTGTGATGCTGGCCATTGATGCAGGCACGACAGGTGCGGGCTATTTCAACCGCTTCTACCTCCGCCGCATGGCCGACGCCTCAATGATCGTGGACGGCACGCTCCAGGCCCTCGTAGCGCGGGTGCCGTTGCTCTACTCGCTGGACATGCGGAGCGGTTCGGACGCGAGCGGATACCAGGCTGGCACGGCCACCACGCCGCCCATCGGGTACAGAATCAGCGCGAACGGTTTTACTTCGACCTTACTTGGCGGCGCAACATTCACCGCGCAAGTAGAGCTTGGCTATGGCGTCAACATCATGGGCTACCAGTTGTCTGGCCTTACTGCCCGTGCCATGAGCGCCATTGGTGACAATGGGCAGACAGGAAACTCGTTCCGGTGCTTCTATCGGGGCAGTAACGACCCTGGCACCAATGGCGGGCGCCCCAACATCTCTCGGCTCACCGTCACGCCAACGCTCTACCAGACGGCCAGCCCCTACACGGGGCGCCTTGATCTCAAGCTGGCACCAAGCTCCTACACGGACAATTTGGACGGGCTCTCCTACGCCAAGATCGAGTTGTTCAGTCAGTCCGCCGCTGGCACAACGGCCACGCTGACCACGAGGGGCGTCTACTACTGCTCCCTGCCGGATCGCATCTACTACAACCCGACGAGCGATTCGGATGCTGGGAACACATCCTCCTCGACGCAGGTTATTGCCGAGTCCGCGCTGACTGGAGTCCCTGCGTGCAAGGTCACGCTCTACGGCGTGGCGGGATCGAGCGATACCCACTGTTTCTATTCGGCGTCCGGGTGGACTATTGGGAACGCGCTCACGGACAACGGCACGGCTTGGCCGTCAGGTATCACGGGGGCAACGGGTGGCGGAACTGGCGGTGGTACGGGTGGCGGTGGCGCTTGCCCAGCTCCCGACGTGCCTTTGCTCATGGCCGACGGCACCGAGAAGCCAGCTGGACAGATCCGCATCGGCGACCGTGTCGTAGCCTGGGATGAAGCGGCTGGGTGCGAGTGCATAGAGGAAGTCACCTTCGTTGAGCGCGATGAGAATACGGTCGCCAGACTCTACCTGGACAACGGGCGGGATGGTCGCTTCGCTATGAATCACCGGTTCCTCACCCACCACGGCGAATGGACCGAACTTCAGCACTTGCACGCTGGCGAAAAATTGCACGGAGCATCCGTTATCTGCCTCCAGCCGCTCGGCTTCGCAGAAGTAGTGAAGATCACCGTCAACCGCGTCCACACCTACATCACGCTCGGCGTGGTATCTCACAATGTGAAGACCCTCACCTAATAGGAGCCACCATGACAGACACCCTTCAAACCCTCGCCCTTCTCAATGGGAAGGAGGCCGCGCTCATCCAGGCCAAGAACCTGGTGGATCAGTGCGCCGCTTCCATCGCGCAGCTCCAGGCGGCCAATTACGCGGAGAAAGCGCCCATCGTCGCATCTCTCCAGGGCGTGCCCACCATCGGCATCAAGTCGCAACTCACCGTTGAGGCTGAGGCCGAGCGGTTGGTGGGCATCGGCGCCATGATCGACGCGATCAAGGCCAACCCTGCCATTGATCCCACGGCTACCCAGGCGGCCTGGGTCGCGGCAGTCGCGGCCTACACCACGAACACCCCCATCGAGAACCCCGT